AGTCCAAATCTCATAATTGATATACCAATGGCATGGAGTATTACTAATTTATCCAACTCGCCTTCTTTTAGGCCTTGAGTTGCCATTTTAATACCCTGTATAATAACAAATATACCACCAACCCAGACTGGGGCGGTAACTGCAGCGATCATTAAGATTGGTATTCCTATTACCATCGTTGCTGCAAACATTAATATAGATTTACCTATATCTCCTAATACTACTAATCCGGCATTAAGTGCACCGAATTTTGACGTTAAATCTTCAGCACTCTCGGCCTGGTTTAACGCATCAATAATAAAGCCCATACCTAAACCAATAGGTTTAAGTGTTGGTGCTACTAAATTTAATACAATAGCTTCTTGAAGTCCACCGCTACCGCTTTTAGTACTTTCAACAATAGTTTCAATGGCCTCAACCATTCTGTCTATTCTATCAAATATCTCTCCACCTTCTTCAAAGGTTTCTGCGACAACAAGTGTATTTGCACTAATTTCCTCTAGAATACCTCCTTGTTTATCACTAAGCTTATCAAACGCGGATGATAAAAAATTCTTTTTAGGCATGTAGCTGCTTATTATTTTTATAGAAAAGGGGTATGCTTAGGAAAACATACCCCTCACTCTTATTATATATCTCTACATTTTCGGCATCTTAAACGATGGCGTCTTCATAGATGGGATCTTGGGCATCGAAGGCGTTTTATACTTAGAGCTCATTGCGCTCTGTTGATCGTTGGCCTGTTCTTGTTGATCCGATTGTTGCTTATTCTTATTCTTGATGTACTCCGACAGATTCTTGACATAATACCAATATTCGTAGTAATACATGTTTTCGATCTCTGAAGGCTGCATCCTAAGATGTATACCCAGGTAGAACTTTGTCTTAAAGTAATTCTCCAGCGAGATCTGAAATAATGAAAAGACTTTTGATGCCACCTGGGAACTCAAGAGGGGCTTTCACCAATTCTCCATTGTCTCCGGTAGTTTCTAATGTTGCTTGAACACCAATTCTCATTCTTTCAGCAAGTCTATATACAATCATAAACTTTTTTTGATCCCATGCCTTGTAATCTACTTCTAATTGAAATATCTTTGTTAGGCTTAGAACTCTCCAGTCACTCTGGATATAAGGCAATACTTGAATAAATGCTTTATCAAATTCTAGTTCTTTTTCATTACGATCTTTTAAGTATTGAGTAACCTCTTGCATAACACCAATTGTTGGTGGTGCCATGATGATTTCACCAGCAGAACGAGTTTTAATAACATACGTTCTCTGTTTGTCATCATAATACCTTTCTATTTCCTCATCGATAATAGATGGTACTAAGTTTTTAACTGATAACTCAACCTCTTGTTGCTTTTTAGTCTTTTCAGTTTTACCAGATAACATTAACTTATTTTCTGGTTCCGGAAAAGTAAGATCTCTAATGGAAAGTAATAGAACAATTCTATCCTCTTCTAAAATATCTTTGTAAGATAGTCTTTTATTACCAGCAGTCATCTGTGCACATGATTCAACAATTGAATTTAACTTCTCTTCCATATCAATGTAGTTGTTCTCATCCATTGTAGAAAAGTGTCTAATTTCAGCTGCTCTTGCAGATCTGATTTTAATTACGCTATCAGCAGGATAAAATTTACCCATTGATGGTAAAGTAATCTGATCTAATACATGCCATCCTAATGCACTATCAGAAGATTGTGCTTTATCTGGTGTAAAATTTGCCATATTAACTCTACCTAAACCTGCAGAATCTACTGCTGCTTCCATGTCGTTTGCTGCAGGAGTATTCGACTCGGCAGTTGGTCTATTAATACCGTCTTTGGCTTCTAAAGCTCTTGCCATTTTAGCTTCTTCGGCGCTCATTTTGTTTTTGTCTTTGCTCATTTTATTTACTTTTTAGGTTTTTAAGATTTTGTTTAATGTAGGATCTTTGCTCTACGCTTCTGTTACTTAATTCTGATTTAATTAGATTTCTTATGAACCCGCTAACGGATATGGGACGAGTCTCATTATCCAAAGCGTCGTTCAGAATAATCCTGTTTACTTCCCTGACTTCCTCTTCGGTAAGCAGTACTTGTAATTTTTTTGTTAGTTTATCGCTCATAATCTCTTATTAACTGAATATTATATTATGTTTTTTAAAGTTAAAAAAAGAACGTGTTGTTTAGACACGTTCTTTATACTTAATTTATTAAATTAGTTCAACTCTTCTGAAAAAGTATCACACTTCCAACCTACTTCTAATGCTACTGCGTCAGCTGACTCGTAGTTAAGTTCACCAACAAGGTTTACACCTGAAGTGATGAAACAATCATCTAAAGTAATTTTTCTGTAAATATCACCTTCTCTGTTAAATTGTACAACAACTATTGTACCAACATAATTCTTTTTAAGACCCATTTCTCCAGTTTCTGGATTATATTGAGCTCTATACCATTGTCTTAATGTTTTATACAAGTAAGCTTGGTTAGAATCATTTAAGTTAAGCGAGAAGCTAACTGTAATATCAATTGCAGTTGCACCAGGCATACCAGCGTAAGATCTATCGGAAAACTTATATTTTTGTCCGATTGCATCTACTGCAGGAGCCATAGTATCTAATCCACTGATTGAATTAACGTGTTGTAAAAGGAACTCTTGTCCAGCAACTCCATCCGGTGGTAAAATTGTTACCTCGAATAGGTTAGCTTGAACGGGCTCGAAGTTTCTTCCCTTCTTGCTAGTTTGGTCCTCTGAATAATGTGGTAAAGCCATATCTTTAATTTCTTATTTTATTTATATATCGTTGTTTTCTTATGCAAAGTTACCCGTTGCGATTTCACCTGTATTTAATACTGTTACTCTCGATACTAAGATTTCAAGACCTTTAACTGGTTCTACGAACGTATCTAAGATTCCCATGTTGTTATCGATAACCTCAGACGTGTTGTTTGAGCCATCCATGATATTCTTATAGTCGTATACACCACCATCTTTCTTCACTGATTCCATAAAGTTATCAGCTAGAGTTTTGATCTCTAATCTAGTTTGAGCGCTATTGAATTCAAATAGGTAGTTCTTAAGGATTTCTGCAAGACCGTCTTCAATGTAAATTAATACTTCTCTTACGTGAGCTGAAGATAATGCTGATTGAACTCCTTGTTGTGCAGTCTTGTTACCTTTAATAGTTAAACCTACGCCTCTTTCGAATACGATTGGGTTGTAACCAAATGGCTCAAGAATATCTCTATCATTCTTATCAAATGAGAACTCTAAAGATTGTACTCCAGTACCACCTACAACTCCTCTTCTTGGACCTGCGATGATTGACCATGGTAATGCATCTAAATATTTGTCAATATAGTTGTTTGATACGTAAGCTGCTGGTGGAATTACTTTAGTTCTTCCATTCTCAATTACATTAAGACCAGGACCGTAGTAGAATGCGTAAGATGCACCTTCGTTGATCGATGGTAATGTGTAAAGAGATGTTGGATTAGTATCTAAGTTACCTCCTGTTGCAACGTGACGTACATTAAATCCGTAAGGAGCAAATGAGTCTTTAAACGTTGGGTTAGTTGCTGCTTTAAGTTCTTTCACCATTGGTGCGTTAAGAATTGCTGCTGCATTTTGTCTTTCTTTACATAAGAATGATAATTCTTCCTTATTTAAGATTGATCCGTTCTCTAAAGAACCAAATGTATCAACTACATATCTAAATGTAATGTTGTCTTTATCTACTAAAGCGTTACCTAAACCAGTACCTGGCTTAATTGCTGCTAGTAATTCTGCAATTGTTTTTGCAGTTTGTGTTCCACCTTCTAATGGGAATGTCTTATAGAATCCAGAAGCGTCTTCGTATCTCTTAAGTGCGTAAGCTGGTCTTAAAGAAACTACTCTGTGAGTTTCAAATCTATAATAAGTTACATCATCTACAAATGTTTTAACGATTTTCTTAACTCTAGATAGTTTACCACCATCACCTGGTATATACATTCCTACTTTAATATCAGCGTTTAATACACCAACACCATTGTAAGAATAAGTAAAGCTACCTGCGCCATTGTCATCCCAGTTCCAACCAGCACTTAGTGTAGGGAACATTTCTGCTCTATGGTTTGGAGATAATGTCCAAACATCAAAACTAGTATTGATTTTAGTTATGTAGACACCTAATTCAACTGCTTGTGCATTTGCGTAGTCTGTACTAAATCCAATATTTCCAACTGGAGATATAGTTACAACACCAGTTACGTTATCAACTTCAATGTTATTGATTGCTACATATTCACCTGCATTTTCAGATAGTAAGAATGCGTCTCCACCTGTTTGTAAATCACCATAATCAAATGGTCCAGCTGAAATTACTAAGTTACCATCACCATCAACTATGATAGATACTGGGTTTTGCCATGTTGCAGAAACTCCAGTTTCGAATTTTTCATAAGATTTAGAGATATTACCTAAAGCAGTAATAACTACATCACCACCTATATCTTCTATCTTATCGATTTTAACAAATTCTTTATCAACTAGTGCTTTTAAATATTTAGCATCAGTAAGTTCTGGGCTAAGTGCAGCTGCAGTAGCTGTTCCATCTTTAATAGTTAATACTGCACCATCAACAGAAACTATAGCACCGAATTGGGTTAAATCTATATTGTTGCTAGTTTTTTCTTGATTTACTTTATGTGATAATACTTCATAATCTTGGTAGATGTCAAAGTTATTACCGATTAAATCGATTTGTGGAAGTGCATCTTCTTGTACAGCACAGAATAAACCTGTTCTTCTAGCCTCCATATTAATTAGAGTTTCGATGTACATTTGATTACCTTCAGCATCAATAAATTCAGGGATTAAAGATAATCCATTATATTGTGCTAAAAGAGTTACTTCTCTTAATCCAGCGAATTTAGCAAATTGTGATTTTAATAAACCATCTTGATCAAAATAGTCTCCGTAGTTAGGATCATTGTTTAATTCAGTAGCGTCAAATTTACCTTTAAATACAAATACATCTACTAAGTAGTCTGATACGTATTCATCAGCTTCAACTCCTTCTGGAATGTTAGTTTCACCATACCACTCTCTTGCAGTTAATTCAAAACCTCTAGTATCAGCAGCTTGTCTGACGATAATTGTAATAGGATCTTGTTTAATGTTTACGAAAGTGATTCCGTGGTTAGTATCTTCTGAAACAGCAGTTAATAACTTTTCATCAGAAGGATTCCAAAACTTATCAATATCAAATACATCGCTAAATTTCTTAGCTAATACATCAGATGCTTGAATAGTGTTAGCAGATAAACCTTCCGCAGAAGAGTTAGTTGCTGGAGAGAATACTGATACTTTATCAGCGTCATCATCAGCAGTTAAGTTTAATGCTAAAATTGGTCCTCTAGATAAAGCTTCAATAGCTGATCTGTGGAAGAACATGTTTTTCTTTTCTAGTGACTTATCAATACCACCGAAAACTTGTTTAAATTGTTCAACATCTTCTACTAATACTGGAGTATTGTAAGGACCTTTGTTAGATCTACCTACAACCAATCTAATAGTCTCAGCTGGGATGTTCACGGTTTGTGATTTGTCAAACTCTAAGCGATATACGCCTGAGCTTTTGAACTGTAGTAATTGAGGACTTAATGCCATAATCTTTTAGTTGTTATTTTTTAATTCTTTTATTATATATCCTTGTCTTTTTGCAAATTTATTTAAGTAGGTCATAAATATCATATTGTAAATCTCCTTGCTGGTCACTGTCTTTAAATAAGATGCTTTCCATCTCGTCGTGAACCGCAGGATCTATGAAATCTAAGATCTCCTCAATGAAATCTGCATAATCCGTTGTATTAAAAAATTCAGTCGCAGTAATACATGTCATAATAACATCATCGTTCCCCATTTGAGCGCCATAACTACCGTTTGGTAAAGTACCAAATAAGGATGCCTCAGTCACTGTAACTTCATCAGTTAAATCTATTCTATTTATCTTATACAATTTTGCAAAGTTCTGACAAAAGATAGCTTTATTGTCAGATTTTAGTTTTATTCCTGGTTTTATTGTCTTTGCGTCGTGTCTATGTCTGAATTTTACTATCATCTCATCGTCAAAATCATTTCTTTGTGGAAATATACTTCTTAGATACTGGAATAAAACTGTACCATAAGTATTATACTCTACAATCATTTTTACGTTTTCAGAGTTAAAGACGTCTACTGCTAAAGTATAAAGTACTTTCGCAAAATCTTCGATGACATGTTCATTAGATTTAAACCTAGCAACTTGTTCAAATTTAAAAAAGTCGTACATCGCACCAGGATTAATAACGTTCTTAATTTCTTCTGAATTCATCGGAGCGACTTTAAAAATATTAATAACGGAGGAATCACCACCATTACCTTCTGCAATATCTACTGAGAACAACCAAAAGTTTTCAGTATCTTTACAAGTATCAATATCAAAGTTTGGATCCCATTCTAAGAAGCCCTTTGTATCAATACTAATATAGTCGAATTCATTAAAGTCATGATAGACATAAGGCTTCATTCTCTTTCTCATCTTCTTCATATCGACTGGGTCTAATAAGAGGTTGGATGAGGAAACGAATTCATTCCCATATTGTTTATTAAAGGCTTCAATCGAACCTAGGTTAGCAAGCTCTCTTTCATACCATGCCTCGTCTCTATCTGGATGTTGCCACCAATCTATTCTCGTTGCTAAGTATTCATTATCATTACGATCTGCCGCAGCATAGATTTGATAGAACTTATTAAATCCGTTTGGTGTAGATGTAATTGTTATTCTTGAGACTTTCGATGAGGATAATGTAGGATATACATTCTCGTAGAAAGAATCAGCAATCGATGGATGGACGTGGGCAAACTCATCTAGGTATAGATTATGGATTGTAAAACCAATACCAGATTTTGCTGTGGTTGATTGTCCTATTAGTCGACAACCATTATCACATCTCACATTCATGACATCATATTTAATAATACCAGGTTTCATAAAGAACGGTAGGTTCTCGATTACTGTTTTGGCTTTATCAATAATTTCTTTTGTTGAATCAGATTTATTCGCAAGTAGCAAAGTATTCTTATCCATATTAAAGGTAACATACCATGCATTAAAAATAGATGCGGTAACTGTTTTACCCATTTGTCGAGCAGCAAGAACAATATTAAATCTATCATTCTGGAAATTCCTCAACATATCCTTCTGGTAATCTCTCAACTTTACTTGTTGAATACCCTCATCGGTCATTACTACTGCATACTTCTCTGCAAAATAGACAATGTCCTTGGCACATCTAGCTAACTCGGTAATTTCCTCATCAGTATATTCAAATACAATATTACCCTTCTTTAGAAATTGTCTACCCTCGTAGAATGGTAACTTAATCTTAGGACGATAACCCTGGTCCATAGCCACTAACAGATCATCGATCTGTCGGGTAGACCATACAATCCTATCAGCAGAAGCATTAACTCCTTCTTCTTTTGGGATCCATTTATTATCTCCTATTCCGTCTGACATATTATTCTTCTGTTGGTTCTACGTCTTCAATATCATCTTCTGACGCTCCGTGAATACCTGCTTGTATTGCAGCCATTAAGTCTTTTGTACCTCTTTGAATATTTTTATTACTAGTATCTCCGCCAGCACCTTCAATTTCAGATTGATTTGCTCGTTGTTGATATATCTCAATATCTCTAGCAATTCTTTTTGTGCCCTCTTCTGCAGCCATTAAATACATGGTCTGAGATTTAATAATATCTAACATTGACTTTTGTAAAGTTGCTAACACCTCAAACATTCTAGGTGCTAATTCACCAGAGTCAATTGTTTCTAGTAGAGTAGTTAGTGCTTTTTCACCTGCTTGTAACTGGTATATTAATGACGCCATTGTCATTTCATCCATTTGTTTTTTAGCAGCGATATATTCGTCTTTTTCAATAATATCTGCATCGAGATAAAACTTCATAAGACTGGTTATAGTCTTTTGTGCCTTCTTAGTTGCACCAGACTTTAATTCAGTATAATTAACCTGTGGCGCTAGGGCAGTAGGTTTAGCTTGAATTGGCAAATCTTTAGGATCGTTTTCAACATCAAGTGGACTATCTCCAATCAATGCATCTAATTCTAATCTAATATCATCTGCTTGTTCAGCTATTGTCTTTTTCTTTTCACTCATAATATTATATTATATAATATATATCTATGTTAGTTTGTGTAACAAATTTAATCTATTTGTGTTACAAATTACCTATTTTGGTTATACTTTCTTAATTGTATCGAAGGAATTGCGTTATCAATAATATGTGTTAGTCTATTATCTCTAACAATATATTGCTGTAACATATTCGTGTGTTGGTCTTTACCGATAATCTTAGTGTACAATCTAATATTAGTCATTGCTAATTTACCTGGCATTAAAGCCCATTTCTGTGATGTTACCCAACCTTGACTAGTACTTAATTCAAAATTCTGGTCCATTACATTAATTAACGTATCTGAGACTGACATTGCAGTTAATGTATTACTCTTAGGATTTAATTGATATACATTAGCAGATGTATTTAAATATGTATTATTAAGGTTATAGATAACACCATACCATTCTCCATTTATTGGCTGTGTATCAAATGGATATGTTAATGTAAGATCATTTATATAAGCCTTAACGTGTGTTTTATTTACAGTTAATTTAAGCCCTTTAGTTCCAGTCATTCCATCAAATAAAGTTTGCTCTGCAGAATCAGATGTAAAATTAGGTTTAAACCATGCAGAGAATGCAAGATTATCTTTTGTAGATAGTTGTGAGAATTTCTTATAGACTAAACACTCAATACCTAAATCTTTTACAGATTCTAGATCATAATTGTTTTTACTAATAATAGTCCATTTATTTCTTAACTCACCATCACTAATAACTAATCCATTGTGAATTCTTTCTCTAATACCATCACCAACTTCTGAGAACATTGTTTGATATTGTTCTGGTTTAGTTGATTGTCTGTACTCATCTTGAATTTCTTCTCCAAATACTTCTTCAACTCCAGTATAAAGATCGTCTAATGTTTGATCTATTGCAACTCCAGCTGCATCGTCTCCTACTATTGTAGAAGTTCTCTCTTCGTACTTCTTTAACATTACTCTCCAGTAAGTCATAGACTGATTAAATTCATCAGCAAAACTAACTGAACTTACCTCGTACATTCTATTCATTATTGGAATGTACATATAATCTCTTGGTCTTGGAGCAATATTAGTACCGAATGCTTTTTCCATTTGACCTTTTGTAATATGAATTTCAAAATCTTCAAAGCCCATACCAAAAATATCGTATGTAAACTCTCTAGTTGGCATTGCATTATCTGGAACGACAATTTTAAGATCTGACATATCCTTTACATTGTATAAAGAATACTCCATTAATACAACATCCTTAGATCTCTTATCAGGTTCTACTCTAAAATACTTTGTATTATGTCCCCACATTTCTGAAGCCAATTCACTTATTTCAGAATAAATTGCAGTTGGTCTACTTAAATTATATGGGTCATATATTGGATCTGAGCAATCAATTACAATATTAGTACATCCTGCAACATAAGGATCGTCACAATCTGTACATAATTGAGGACATGATTGAATAGTTCCTGCTTCTGTTTCTAATTCAAATGTAACTGATAAAAGACTAACTGTATGTAATAAAGATAGTCTATTTACTTCAGCTTTAACATCTATCCACAATGGTTTTAATGGATCAAATTCTAAATTAGTAATAGCAACACCTAAAGGTTTTAATGGAGACATTTCACCACCATCACTGCCTACTGCATTTTGTGACCATCTATATTCAAATGTAAAGTTATTATCAGTATCTGGGAATTCATACCATTTTGCTGCTTCTGCAGTAAATGTAGCATCTTCTACAGTAGTAATAGTATTTGCTATAATTGTATCTACTGTAAAAGTTTGAGAACCTACGATAAACTGATCACCAGGAGTAAGAGTCCATGCAACGCCAGTACCAATAATAGTTTTAGAACCTGCCGTTAATTGTACTGTTCCAATACTGGTTGGTGAATTAACACCATACAGAATAGACCAATTCAGAACCTTTTTTACGTCTAAGTAAGGTTCTTGTAATTTAGCGAAGAAATAGTCTCCGATTGCGCTTGCTGTAAAATTTGTTACTGCCATTAATGAAAGAAGCTAGGCTTCTATTTTTTATTATATATCTGACTCCCAATCAGTGATTAAAAGCATTTCAGGATTATCTCCTTCATGATGCTCTAAAGCTTGTATAAATGTATTAGTTACTGCCAATACTTCGACTGTATTATTTTCAGCCTGGAATAGATCTAAAGAGCTTAAAAAATCTCTTAATTTAAATATTTTAAACTTTTCATATTCTTTAAAGAGGCCTGCTTTTATTAAAATAGAATTAGCCAACTTAAGTTCATGTTGTTCATTAAACATATCGAACATTCTCATAGAGCCTCTTAGTGTTTTAATATCGTATTTAATAGTTTTTACCTGATCTACTTTTACAATTCTATTATAGCTAGAGTTTGCATTAAGATTTACTCTAATAAATGATAGGTTTGGCATTGATTGAAAGATCTGCCATATAAAATAAATTGAAGTAGCTTCTTTATGAATATTAATATCGCTTACTGTACGAAATCTGTTAACCTCATTTGAAAACTTTTTATTTAAATATTGTTCCATACGATCTTTGCTAACTAAAAAACTAAAAGAAGTCATAGATCTGGAGTTGGTATCTCTACTGATAATACCCCATAACTTTAAATCTATAGAATTATACTTGTATAAAGTAATATCTATAATCTCTGTAAAAATATCATTTGCCTGTTGCATATACCTCTATCTGTTCTTCAATTTTTTTTAAATCTGCGTATAGAGAATCCTTAGCGAATACTTTTAATTCGTTAAACTCTCTATTGCCGATCTCATTTTTATTCATATAAATCTCTACAGCTCTTTCGCTTGGATTATATTTATCTGGCGTATTTTTCTTAGCTTTTTTAGTCTTAGTATAAAACCACCGTGGAACAGATTGAAATCTAGAGGCAACTACTGACCAGCATTCTACCACATTACCACCATTTATGCCATTAACATTAAACATCTGTGCATTTGCAGGATATTTAATTGACATAAAACGATTTATCATAAAGTGGTGTCGCCTTTTAGTATGTTGTTTTATTTTCTTATATTGTTGTGGCTTTGTAAACATTATTTTTACAAAGTCAAACAGTTTAGTATCGTCTAGCATGTTAGTTATATGTTCTTAAAGGGTAAAGTTTACCCTATTAGTGTGTTAAATGCATGTTGATGTGCATCCACTTTTGAAAGATTATGAAGCATCTCTATTTTAGTAGCAAGTTCTATAACTTCTGGTTTTAGACCATGCGCGTTTGCTTCTGCTAATATTTCTTCAATTTGAATATAATCCGTTAATGTCATATTAGAATAACTTTTTACTTGGGTCTTTCTTAACCTTTTTTGTTTTCTTACCTACTAGTTTCATTGGAGAACCTTTAGGCTCTTCCGGGACATCCATGCCTGCAAAAGGATCTGGTGCGAACGTATTCTTTTTAGCTCCTTCTAGCCAATCAGTTCCTTCTAGGATTTTATCCATTTCCATAATAGATTCTCTAGACTCAATTGCACCTTCCCAATCTTTTTCTATTGCAGCATAAATAGCTTTTTGAATTGGATCTGGAATAGTTTTATTATGCAATAACATTAGTGAAATGTTTTGAGTAAGATTAGTCTTAATTAAAGTTAAAGAACTATGTCCAACTACTCGGTAAATAATATCTGATAAGATGTCTTTAGCCTCTGATGAGAATAAGAAGTCAATTGTAAAGCCTTTGTATTCTTTAATGTATTGATTCCAAATACTTTCTGCAGTCTTATCAGTAATAGCGTAATTACGTAACTTGCCATTCTTCATTTCTTTTTGCCATGTTACAACTGATGCGATATTATCTGATTTATCACCTGTTAGTATTTTCTTGAATATGAATTCATCACAGTCAACTTCTACAATACTGATTTTATTAGCGTTGACCCAGTCAAGAATATCTCTTTGATAATCATCACGCAACATGTGTTGTCCACCCATATTGAATAACATATCATCTTCTGTCATATCTTTAGATGCTGAAGTTTCCATATCTTTACTGAAGCCTTCATAAGCATAAAGAGTCTTTTTAGTATTGTAGTACCATAGTGTATGAGCATCGTTAGTTTGTGAATAGTTAACTAATTGAATTAGATCTCGGTCACCTGACCATACAATACATGATTTACCCCTAGCATTTAGAGCAGCTGACCATCCAAAAATAACATCATCTGCTTCTGCGCCTTGTATCTGGTGTACTGTAACACCTTTACTAGCTACAATCTTCTGAAATTCTTCATAGACTGCATATACTGCGGTCCAATCAACATTACTATTTTGTTTACGAGTACCTTTATATTGTGCACTAGGAAATAGATCTTTACGCCATGACTTAGAGTCTACCGCAAGAACTACATCATCTACAAACATTTTTAATTTACGCATTTCTGATGCGAAGTCAATAGACAGTTTACGCATAAATTGCGCTTTTTGTTTATCGTCATCTAATAGTTTACCTTGCTTTGGCTTTGGTAAAACGAAAAGGCGACTGAATACAAAATAGTTACCGTCGATTAAGAGTGTGTGTTTTCCCACTTTCATACTTTTATTTCTTTAAATATCTATGTACAATATACGAAAAATAATTGACATAAAAAAATTATTTAACACTTATTTTAGCTTTTAATTATTCCTTGTATCTCGTATATACAACTTAGCATTGTAATTACGGGATCTATTACATGAACTCTTTGCGCTTGGTGTTTAGCTACAGAAATAATGATCTGTGGGATATGCTTAACGGATTGCAATTGTTCTTGTTGTATATATTCTATAAATTCTTCGCCTAATGTTTGTAATATATCATCTATTCTATTAGAGTAATTACTTACTAACATTTGGTAATTCTTTGCAGGATCCGTCTCATTAAATACTAATTCAAATACATCTTTATAGACTGAGTTGAATCGTTTTACATCACCTA